CCAAGCTCAGGCTCGCATGACTGGCCCATTGGCGAATGCTCACCGTTCACAGGATTTGCAATCGGGATGAAGAAAAACCGCTCGTTCTTGTCCAGGTTCGACGTGGCGCGAAGATACGAGATGTCCATGAGGCTGCATTCGTCGGCGACGAGGAACACCCATTTGTTCTTGATTCCGACGAAAGAATTATGAGCGACGGTGCCGTTTATGGAGTAGGACGGGTGGCCTTCAACCTCAAGATTGTGGACTCGATAGCCGCCTTCACTTTCGACGTATCGTTTATCACTTGTTCGTTCGAGAATCTTAACACTGACCACCCTTGTTCCGAGAGTATCTTTTCCTTGCGAGCGTCCCGCACTTTCTGGCGAGGTCGAGAATGCGTTTCTCCGTCCACTTCCACCGCCAACTTGATGTCCAACCAGCCGAAGTCCGGTTTGACGTAATGTTGATAGCCGGTTTTGAGTGCCGTGCTTTTCAATCCTCGATGGCTCAGGATTATCGGCTCGAATTGCGCTTCTGGAAATAAAGCCATCATAATCCGCTCGGCTTGGCTCGGCGGAAAACCGTTGCCGTGTCCCTTGAAAGCCTTCTCGCCGTTCTTGCGGCGTGCTTCCCAGCTTTTCTTTACCAAAGCTGACTGTATGCCGCCTGCTCTCGATTTCGACCATATCGCCATGCGCTTCCGATTCTCCAAGTTGGCCAGATGGGTTAGCTGACTTTTTAGGCGAGCCTCCTCCGTATGCGTAAGTTTCGCAATGTGCTTTGCATAATCCGGGTCTGACATCCTCGATTTCATCGCACAGGATTTCGAGCAATGTTCGCTCCTGTGATCTTTCAAAACGAACTCGGTTTTGCACATAGGACAAATCCGTGTCCACTGCTTGTCCAAACACGCCTGACTGCAAAACGCGAGTCGCCCTTTCCTGGCGATCAGCTTCCCGCATGATTCGCATGGTCTCATGTGGCGATATTACTCGGATTTGGCTGTTTAGGTCAATAGCTTTTACCCATCCCGTTGAAGTTAAAATTGGATGCTCAGGCGTGCAATCGAATTTTCTGCTATCTTCGAGCGTGACTCGTATCAGCGTGTCAGCCGTTCGCGTTGAGGTTGCCTTTACCCTCGCCGACCCGAAGGCGGAAATTACTGAATCACCTTCCTTTATCGTTTCAATGGGGATTTGCCCGGTTGGGGTATCAACAAGCTGTTCACCGGGAAAGCAACCGATGCCGACCCATTGTTCCCCGCGCATACAGGCTATGCCAATAATTCCGTTCCTGAAATCTCTTGGCTCTCCTTCCTCGGCTCGATCCGTGATAATGCAACGTTTATAGTCGAGTGTGACCCCCGGTAATTCTTCCCATCGTTCTTTCGCCTGCTTATGCAATTTTTTCACCTCTCCGAAGATTCCCAAGTCCAATTTCTGAACCGTCGTGGTGGTTAGTAAGATTGTTGTTTCCTGTGGATAAACGTAATAGTGGCTCAACACGAACTTGCTCGCATAATACGTCTTGCCGCTGCTGCCGGGGCCGAGCAGCCCGACCATGCCGCGCTTTCGGAACTCCATGCAGTCCGTGAATTCTTTCAACGCGAGGTCGCTCCACTTGTTGTGCTCGTCTTCCCAAAGCAACGAGTGCAAGGCGCGGAAATGCGTGAACAGATTCTTTCCCTGCCGGATCATGTACGTCTCGATTTCAAGCGCCGTCGTGCCAGCGGGCCAGTCGAGGTCGTATTTCTCAAATGCAGCGGAAGCCATTGACGGACGCTACGCGAAGGCGCAATCTGAGACAACACCCGAACAGCGGGATTGAGAAAGGCTCTTATGCTCGGAATCGTCGATTGCTGCCAACCAAGTTGTTGCTCCGAAGAAGTCGTCCAAAATATTCCGGGGCCTCCGGGCGAAGATGGAGCACCGGGAGCTGCGGGCGAAAACGGAGTCAGCGCCTTCAGCTTCACCACCGACGATTTCGTAATCCCACCTGCTGATGGAGCCACGCCCGTCACGGTTGAAGTCGAGAACACGTCATGGATGGCCGTAGGCGAGCCGCTATTCATGCCCGACGGATTATTCTTCCTCGTCACCGCCATCGTGGATAGCACGCACGTCAGCGTCGTTTACCCCGACTGGGAGGCCAACGTCAATGCAGGCAACACCATCTCTGCTGGCACAATCGTGACCCCATCGGGGTGGCAACCAGCAGTGACCACACTCCCGGCCATAGCGCCAGTTTCCAAGTACGGTGTCGGAGCGCCATACGTCATCGACCAGACAGACATCACGCTCGATGCTGCTGAAATCAACTTTGGAACCAGCGGCACGCAACGCATTACGCTGACAACAGCGGGCACTTGGCTCTTACAAGCGCGTGCTCGCATTGATTATACGGGCGCGACATTCGCGGCCGTACGCAACGTGAGCTTTTTACTCAATCGCCAGAACAACACTCCGGGCACCATTACCAACACCCCCAACGGTTTCAAAACGGAGATAATCACAACGCTGACTTACACCGCGCTCATCGTTGTGTGGCCGGTGGTCGCTTACACGACGGCGTTGACTACTGACATCATTCGTATGATGGCCGCGATTGATGTTCCGCCAACGGCGGGATTCTTGCACGTTGTCGAAGCGGAAATAATCGCGACTTATCTCCATGCTTAAGATGAATTGCCATGAACGAACTTCCGGGATTTCCACTTGATGTGTTCTATGATGAGACGCCAGAGGAAAAAGAACGGCGACTCGATTTGCAAGTACAGTGGATGAAATTCCATGTACAATTTCGACACGGATTTTACATGGACCCAGAAATTGGCGTGTCCTGCAATACGAAAGAAGGAGTTCTTCACTGCTACAAAAAGCCTAAGAATCGGGTTATTCCATTAAATGGCTGATAAGCCCCACTACCTCTACGATAGCATCGGCCCGCTGATCGACGGGATGAACAGCGGCGTTCTCCCATCGCAGCTCCAGCGCACTCAGGCGGCTTACCTCACCAACACGAGCGTACGAGGAGGATATGCTTCGCCTCGCGCACCGAATCGCCGGCTCACACTGGATTATGGCGGCGACGGTGTGTTGGCTTCGCGTCAACAGGACGGTCGATTCCAAGGCAGCGCGTACTATCGAAGTGATTCCGGCATCGGTTCAATCATCGCATCCATCGGCGGTCGGCTGTTCCAGTTCACGCCAGGAGCGAGGACAGCTTCGGTGCGCGAAATCACCATCGCACACAACACCATCGTTGACGTGGGATTCGCGGTGCCAGCCATCGGCGCGACGGTGACGATCACGGTGCTCTCGACCGTAAACCTCGGCGCAAACTTCGAGATTCGCGTAGGCAATCACAACTACATTATTGTCTCCGTGGACTCGCCAACTGTCCTGACTGTCGAAAACATCGACGATCCCGGCCCGCTCGTCGCCGCTGGTGCAGTGCTGACGTTCTGGGACGTGAACCCGGCATCGCGCACGCAAGCGTGGCTCTGGCAAGCTGAGAAATGGATGATTATTAACGACGGCCAATCGGTGCCGATCTTTTTTGACGGTGCCACGTCCCGGCGTTCGGTGCTCGTCGGTGCGAATCCTGAATTGCCAATCGCACGCATGGGCACGTATTGGCTTGGACGTGTGTGGCAGGCCGGACCAGATGGCGTCACATTCCTTGCTGGCGACGCGGTTGGAGGTGCTTCAGGTACGCTTGCTGAGGAATTTCGAGATGCCGTCCTGCATATCAGCGAAAATCTTTATCTGGCGAGCAACAAGCGGTTCCGGGTTCCCGGCAGTGTTGGCGAAATCACCGCCATTCGCGGCGTGCCGACGCTCGACGCTTCACTTGGCCAAGGGCCGGTGCAAATTCTCACTCCTGAAATCGTTTTCTCGTGCAATGCGCCGACCACGACCGCTGACTGGGCGACTGTCACAAATCCAATCGTGACCGTATCGCAGGTCGAGAGCGGAGGTTTGTCACAATATAGCACTGTCGTTGCTAAAGGTGATTTGTGGTATCGCGGCACGGTCGGCATTTGGTCGCTCATCCTTGGTCGGCGAGATTTCGCAACGTGGGGCAACGTGCCCATGAGCCGCGAAGTCTCCGATGTGCTCAAAAAGGACGATACAGCTTTGCTCCAATATTCCAGCGCAGTTGTGTTCGACAATCGTTTGTTGATGACTGTATCTCCTGTGTTCACCCAACACGGTGTCTTGCATCGCGGCTGGGTCGCACTCAACTTTGATCTGATCAGCTCGCTTCGAGGCAAAGCGCCGACAGTGTGGGAGAGCGTGGGGACTGGCATCAGCGTTCTGCAATTCGTCAAAGGCCGATTCAACGACGTGGAGCGGTGCTTCGCGTTCGTCCTGAACGCCGCGCAGGAGATTGAGTTTTGGGAAATTCTTAATAGCGAAACCGATGTCATCGAGGACAATGACCAGACGCCGATCATTTGGTCGATTGAGACTGCTGCGTTGGATTTCCGTAACGCTGACCAAAATCGGTTAGGATTGAACCGGCTCGAAGATGGCGAAGGCTACTTTTACGACGTGAAAGGGCGTGTGGACGTGACAGTGTATTGGCGAGCAGACGAATATCCGTGTTGGAATTTATGGACGCGGTTCTCGCTCTGTGCCGCACTCGCATCATGTGGAATTGATCCGCTCACCGGATGCAGCAGAATCAACAATGTGCCGCCGCAGATTCGAGACCCCATAGGCTTCGGAAAACCTGAAGGTAGTTGCGATGAAATCAACGACCGACCGCTGACGGATGGAAAACGCATTCAATTCCGGTTTGTGATTCAGGGGCATATGAAATATTTCGGTTCGAGGTTTATGTCCAGTATTGTACCGGAACCGAAATTCGCGAAGCCACTTTGCACTTTGCAGGAGGATGTGTCGTGAGCTTGCCAGTGTCAGTGATTTGTGAACCGCCAGTGGAATGCTGTCCAGTTCCAGCGCCTCCATTCTACACTCAGGGTTTGACATTTTTGTCGGCGCAGACGGGTTTCATCTTAAACTGTCCACAAGGATTCTCGTGTTCACCTGGGGCCTATCCACACCCAATAATCATTCCCGATGGCGCGATTCCTTACACACCGCCGACAGGCGGAAATCCATTGCGATTTACTTGTTGTGATGGTGTAATTTTAACGAGGTATCTTCCCGCGAACTTCACGCAAGCGCAATTTAACACCGCAGCGCAAGAAATCGCCGACGCCGCTGCCGAACACTTGGCGCTCTGTGAAGCGCAGGCTTACAATGCGCAGAACGCCCGCCAGAATCAGAACTGCACAATCTCGACGCCGGGCACGTTGCCCGAAGCCTTCTCCGGCACCGACTACTTGGCGATGCTGGAACAGTCCGGCGCACTCGCACCCGTCGTGTGGACGCTTGTTGGCGGCGCGTTGCCGGGAGGCTTGAGCCTATCCGCTGATGGCGTCATTTCCGGTATCCCAATGGTGTCGGGCCTGTTCACGTTCGTCGCGCAAGCCACGGGCGCAATCAATCCCGCCACGCGGACGCGGCTGATCTGCAAGCGCGTGTTCCGACTCACCGTTTCCAGCGATGTGCCGTGCGACCTTGGCGTCACCGACAGCACCGTCATCTCGCCTGACGTGGCCATCAACACGATGGAAGTGACTGACACCGGCCAATGGGCATCCGTTCCGCTTGGCGAGTACAAGATCGGGTATGTTGGCGGTTCTGTGCAAACATCCACGGGGTTGCCTCCGAATTGGTTTGTTAATCCGCCCACTACCGTTGGACCTGTGGCTGGTGAGGCGCAATATGTTTACAACTCTTTCGGCACGCCGTTCCGAAACAAGTTGCCATATTCTTTCTGCGCGGAATCCAATGCCGCCGATGCCGAGGCAAACTTCGACACCACAACTCTTGTGTGTTGCCCGGACGCTGCACTTTTCGCCGGCCCTCAAGGGCGCGAGACACTTCATTTTCAGCACGCTCTCGGAAACATCGACGTGGATGTTCACGATAGCGGTTGGACGCTGAATGCGGTGGGTTCATCTTTGCCCACGTTCCGACTTACCCGCGTCAAAAAGCCCGCTATCAACTATCAGACGCTACAGCTTCGTATCGTCAACTTGGCGTCGCTCCTGCCAAGCCTGACGCCATTCAATGCTTGCACCGCAGGCGGTGGTGCTCCGGTGTGGAACGGCACATTCACGGTTTTTGATCCGCAGCCAAATTTCGTCAATTACGCTTACCTCATCGACATCAGCGGTGGTGTGCCGCAACTCAACTCGACGTTGATGGACGCACCTGCTGCCACCAAGATTTACCACGATACCGCTGGCCAAGACACGCCGACTGGATGCGCGTGGATTCTTGCCTTTACCTATCAGCATCCCATCCAAGGCAATGTCGTGTCGTGGGTGGGCCTCGGCGGTGCTGGATATGCACCGCAGGGCACTTTCGTTTTCTCATCCGATGTCGTGGGCTGGACGATGTTCGGCAAGAAAACCGCGTGGCGCGTTGCTACAACCGCTGCGCTGCCCGCAAACACGCGCGTCCTGAACGTGCTCACGGCTAACGTCAACGGTGCTCTGCCCGCCATTGACGGCATCGCGATTTCGGTTGCCGACCGTGTGCTGGTCAAGAACGAGGCTCTTGGACAGAACAATGGCAGCTACTGCTTGGATGGCAACACCGAGATTCTCACTTACGAAGGGTGGAAGCATAGACGCGATTTGGCGACGGGTGAATTGGTGCTTACTTACAACCAAGCGAAAGGGGTAACAGAATGGCAGCCCGTGCAGTCCATTCACGAGTTTAATGTTGTCAATGAACCCGTCCTGGTGATGCGTAACAAAGGGCACTTTTCCATCTCATCACTGAATCATCGGTGGCCAACGGAAAATATAAACAGCGGCAAACAACGCATTACACTGTCGTCTCAATTGACGAAAAACACAGCATTGTTGAAAGCCGCGCCGTGTGGAGAATTGCCCTTCAAGGCGAAGTACACTGATGACCTTGTAGAGCTGGTGGCATGGTTCTTTACGGAGGGGCATGTCAGGAAGAACAATTCTGGTACTCACTCTAATTGCGTGCGCATTTCGCAATCCTCTCGCGTAAATCCTGATTTGGTGGGTCGCATTAGGAGTTGCCTGCGAGGTTTGTTTGGCGATGCGTCACCTCCGCGTGCCAAAGGCGGGTGGAAGACCGATGTCCCGAAATGGCGTGAAACATCTACGCGAAAAGGTCTAATAGAGTTTGACCTTAACGCGGCTGCTGGATCACGGCTGACCTTCTTAGCGCCGAACCGAATTGTGCGCATTGACTTCTTGCGGGCTTTAACGAAAGCCCAATTGCATTTGTTTATTGACACGGCGTTGTCAGCTGACGGGCACATTTCTAAATCAGGACAGCGAAGTTTGGGCCAAAAAGACATAGCGAGATTGCATCCAATTCAGTTCGCATGTGTTTTAGCGGGCATCCCAAGCACTTTGGGAGGTACGGTGGCCGGCCAACACACACTCTATTTGAACAAGGTGAGCAGGACGGTTCCGTCCAAGCACCGCGATCTTTATACGGGCGTGCTGTGGTGCCCCAAGACAGAAAACTCGACATGGGTGGCGCGGAAAGACGGTCGCGTTTTTATTACAGGCAATACCGTCACGTCGCTTGGTTCTGGCGGGACGCCGTGGGTGCTCACGCGCTCGACCGATTTGGATACGAGCGCCGAGATGTTGCGCGGCATCTTCGCCATTGTCACTGATGGCAACACAAATGCCGGATTGCACTTCCGCCTCGTCACCAACGGTGTCATCACGCTCAATGTCACGCCGCTCTCGTTCACGGCGATTGCGACCACGATTGATGTTGAGTTGTTCTGACCGATAGCTTTTCGCTATTGCTAATCGCGCAGAATAGGCGCATTGGTTGTGCGATGCCCACCGACGACATCATTTTACGCACCGAAGTTTCGCCGTTCCCACCTGGATTTTGCCCAGCAAACAATCAAGAGTTGGCAAACGCCATCGCCGAGAGCATCGAAGTATTTCTGCCGAACGAGTTCGCGTTCGCAATCATGGGGCCGAATCAGCCGACGGTTGAGCAGCGCGGGCGCATCTGGGCGAAGACTGACGCGAGCACTGGCGTCATCGTGGGATTCTTTACGTGGAATCTGGTCGTGGGGGCATGGACAAAAAACCACTGGAATGGAGGTGTTGTGCCGACTTACGAGCGACGAATCTTCGTCGGCACGCTTACGCAGCTCGAAACATACGATGGCGGCGAGGCGGGTACGGTTTCGCAATCGACCGGCCCGTTCTGGCAACGCGATACCGCTTTCTCCGATTTGTGGCCACTCGGCGTCGGAACGCTCATCGCCGCGCCGCTTGGCACGTTCGCCGTATTCGACGATGCCACGCCCGGTGTGCCGAATGCAATCGGAGTCTATTTCATCAAGCCCACGACGCGCCTGTGGGATCGTGCTATATGACTTGGGGTGAATTCAAAGAAACGCAGGCATCAGACGTTGCGGGCGTGTGCTCAAACAAAGTCACGTTCAAGGCGTGGACGAACGAGGCCGTGCAACGGCTCATGGTACGTGGTGGGTTTTGGGGAACCGTGAAAAAGTTCGCTGCGTGCGTGAGATGTAACACCATAACTTGGCCCCGCTACGTTGAAACTCCGCTGGCCGTGAATCTGTGCGGACGCCAAATGGTCGTCAGCGATTATTGGTGGCCTTTCCTCCCAATGAATGGTGCCGACTACCAGTGCGCTGCATCGCGCTGCGGTAATGTCGTCATCCAAAATGACGGCACCGTTCCAGTCCAAGCTCAGTTGCGTTGTGGGGCGGAGCGATACATTCGAGCTTTTCCCGCTTATCAAGCTGACGTGGGAAAAACCATCACGATTTACGGCATCGACGCGAACGGACAGACCATAATGACCAAACGTGATGACGGCACTTGGCAGGAAGGCGTCGTTTTGACTTTGGCAATTCCGTTCGTTGGCACGCCGTTTCTCGTGCGACACATTTCGAGGGTGTTAAAAGACGCCACAATGGGTCCGGTCAGACTTTATGCCTATGACCCAGTGGCTGACGTGATGGAAGATTGCGCGTACTACACGCCCAGCGAGCGCAGTCCGTCTTTCATGCACTCGACGATTCGAGGATTGCGCCAAAGCGGAAACTGCAACGGCCTCACGAGCCTTGAGGCGCTGGTGAAACTTCGGTTCATTGCAGTCGAAACGGACGAAGACCAAATGCTCATCGATAATTGGGTTGCGATTAAGCTGATGATTCTTGCGATACGAGATGAGAACTCGGGCGACAACGCAAGTGCCGAAGTATTTCAGCAGAAAGCGGTGCGAGAATTAAACCGAGAAATTAGGTCTCACATTCCCGAAGACCAGATTCCCGTCAGCATTGAAGTCTTCGGCACCGCAACACCCCGCTCGCTGGGCGTCGGTTGTATCACATAGCTATGCCACGATCATCCTCAAGCCGCACCGGAACATTTGATTTCACGCCGGGACCATTTGTCGGAGGCACGCCGCCGTTTGGTCCGAACACGTCAGCACCGCGCACCGGGCAGGGGCCTTGGGGCTTAATTCCAGGCCCTATCGGCTTGCCATCGATTTATCAGGACGTGGCCGGCGCATTCCCGATGCTTCAGCAAAACCTCGGCGCGTTATCGTCGAACATCGGCAGCGAACTCGCGGGCGAACTCGACCCGGAAACCATTGCAATGCTCCAGAACACCGCCGCGCAGTTCGGCATCGGTGCAGGCGTCCCGCTCAGCCCGTTCGTGGGTGCCAAGGGGCTGCGCCAGCTCGGGCTAACAGCCGAGGCGCAGAAATCCAAGGGCGCGGCTGACCTTCTTGCCGCGTTGCCGACGGTGGCGAAGACGCTGACGGTATCGCCTGAGACGCAGCTTGAAGTCGCTAATCGCAACGCGACACTCGCGGCTGCGCCTGACCCGCAGGCGGCGGCACGCGAAGCAGAGCGATTGTTCAACGCGTACTTGGCCAAGGTGCAGCGCACTGGCGGCGGTGGCGTGAGTTTTGGCGGTGGCGGTGGTGGCGGTGCTCCGCGCAATCTCAATGCGCCGGGCAACTTCAACGCTGGCCCGTGGGCACCGTTCTCAGGAGAGAGCGTATGGGGCAACGTGCCTGTCACGCCATATTATGCGGGCACCGGCATCAATTGGGGCACGCAAGGCGGTGCGCCACGCGATGTGTGGTCCAGCACACGCGGCGGTTTCCCCGGACCTGAAGGCGGTTCTGTTGCGACTCCCGGAGGCGGTGGGTTCACTGATTGGCTATCGGACCCATTCATCGGTGGTGGCGGTGGAATGTTCGGCATCGGTCCCGGAAATACAAATAGTACAAATTATTGGAATGATTGGTTTAATTGGGATAATGAGGCGCAGCAACAGCCGGTCTATCCAGAATTTCCTGAGTGGGATTTATGATCGAATTGAAATGTCAGCATTGTGGGATGACTTTTTTTCGACGGCAACGAACTGACAACGGTAAGCCAAAGCGATTTTGTTCTCACGCTTGTTACTCGTCTCATAACGTGGGCGAAAATCGTGCCGGGTTCAAAGGGGAATCTGCTAAAGGCTATCTTGTTACTCGTGATGTGGGAAATCCACGCGCACAGCGCAATCACGTTGGAATTCATATTGTAGTAGCTGAACGCGCCTTGGGCCATTACCTGCCAGCCAAGGCTGAGGTGCATCATGTGGATGGCAACAAGCACAATAACCGCAACGACAACTTGGTGATCTGTGAAAATGGAAAATATCATAAGCTGCTACACGCTCGAAAGCGGCACTTAGACGATGTGGGTAGCTTTTCCATTAAGCGATGCTCGAACTGCAAGTCGGTAAAACCGTTGCAGGATTTTCATAAAACCAGAGCGAATTGGGACGGCCTTACTGGACAGTGCAAACAGTGTAATTGTGCTAGGCAGCGCGCCTATAAACGAACGCATGGCCGCAATTGATTCTTTACCTCCGTGGATCGCAGGCATCACGCCGAACCTGTTCTCACAGGCGCTCCAAGCTGGCGCTCGTGTCGGCTTAGAGCTGACCGACCAGAGCATCCGAGCGCAGGCGTTGGCCCAAGCGCAGGCCCAGAGACAGGCAGAAGCGCAAGAACGTGCTGAACGCGCGGCAGAGCGCCAACGCGAGTTCGAGGAGACACGCCTGCTCAACGTGCAGAAGATCGCGCAGGACGCCGCGCAGTTGCAGCAGCTACAGAAGCACCAGGCCGAACAAGAATCGCGATTGCTTGGTTACGATACAGGGCGACTTGCTTTGGAGAAACGCAAACAGGATTTCGAGGAAACACCGACAGCGTTCACAGTGCAGGATTTTGGTCCAGGCGTTGGCAAAGCTGTTGTTCACGGCAAGAGCCTCAGTTTCCCGCCATTTTCAGCAACCGGAACACAGCATAAACTTGGTGAAGTTTTCACGGTTAATGATCCGATCACAAAAGAAGTGCTTGGTTCCGTAATTGCGACAGGTCCGAACACGGGACACTTCCAGAAGGCCGAAGGAATCACGCTGACGGCACCGCAACAGGTGCAAGTCGAACGCGCTCGAATGAGCGTTATCAATGCTGAGTTGGAGAACGTGGACCGTCTTGGCATGAAAGAGGACGAACAGAAGCAATTCATTCAGTCACGTATGGAAGCCCTTCAGGATGTGAACAGCAAGTTGCTTGACCTGTCTTCTGGCGCACGAAAGATTGGAAAATCGACTAAGCGACGAGTGCGCGTAGTTGGTCCAAACGGACGAACTGGAACCATTGAAGAAGGCGATACCCTTCCAAGCGGATGGCAGCTTCAGACACAATAGAAGTTCCGGCCACTTTCATCCCGGACGATGACACGAATGTTCCAAAGACTTTCGTGCCGGATTCTGACGACCGTAGCCTGTTGGAAAACGAAGTGCGGCGTCTTTCGCTCGACCCTTTAGGCAGTTCGCTGATTCCTTCGTTGTTGTTGCCTCCCGAAGCCCCCGGTTCTCTGGAGAACGTGCTTCGCAAATTGCCGTTGGGCGCTGGTGGCGATGAGGCGTTGCGTGAAGCGAGAGTTAAGGGCATTTCGTCGGCTGGTCGCGCCATTGAGGAAGGCGTTCGCAGTGCAGGATTGCCAGAGAATTTGCCGCTCGTGCCAATCGCGGCCAATCCAATCGCCGGTCGCCTGATGGCGCTTTATTTCGGTGCAGGCGCTTTGGGCAGCGGTGCGGGTGAGGCGTCCGTTGGCTTTGAACGCGGAGAGCCGGAGACTGCGGGTCGCGGCACGGGCACTGCGTTGCTTGGAACTGGATTGCTGCGACAAGGATTGCGCCGTCCAGCACCAATAGCCCCAACTCCAACGGTAGCCAAACCGCCGACTGTTCCAGTTGCTCCGGTTGTCGAACGTGCTCCGATAGTGTCAGCTAATTTGCCTGCGCCAGAGACATTGGTTCAGGAACCGTCTGGATTGCGTGTTGTTCCTCAAGAGCAACCAAAACCAGCGCCACAAGGAGGGATTCCGGCCAATGCTGAGATGCTGGAAACACTTCCAAAGCCGACCGTCGAGGAACTTGCCGTCAATGAACTGACGCGCAGCGCCGAAGGCGAGATGGCGCGGCTCGTCGCCGAAGAAGGCAAAGCTGTTGAGCGCACCGGAGAGGCATTGCCGAAGCCTGCTGAACAAGGCGAAGTGCCGATTGGAAATCTGCCAGCGCCAGAGACGTTGCCATTGCAGCCATCCGGCCTTCGCATGGCCGTCGAGGATGCCGTTGCCGAAGCCAAAGGCGGGTTGGCGACCGCTGAACCGACGCTCGACCTGCTACCCGCCGCCAAGGTCGAAGAACTGGCCATCAACGAGCTTTTGCGTCGAGGCATCGAACGCGGTGCGGCAACGCAATTAGTCGAGTCGCTTGGAGATGCCATCAGGCGTGTGAAGGATTATCCGCGTGCCGCCGCTGAGAAAATCGCGCAACAGATCGCCGAAGGCGTGAAGGCGATGGTGCATCCCGACAAACCGCTCACGGCGAATCAGGTCAAGATCACTTACGATGCGCTGACAAAGGCCATCACGGAGAATCGTCTTAGCGAAGAACGTCCAGGCATCATTTCCGGCACAGGCTTGGAGAAATGGGCTGACGCCACGATTAAGGAATCGCGCAAAGGCACGTATTCAACAATCCTTGGTCTTCCGCCAGAATTGCTGGCCGCTTACATCGTTAAAGGCGCGGCGTTGTTGGAACGTGGCATCACAGACATCGCCAAGTGGACGGCAGAAATGGTCAAAGAATACGGTCCACAGATTCGGCCGTACTTGAAGAACATCCGAGCACAAGCCGAGCAAACTCGCGAGGCAATCTTCCGAGCTTCGCAGAGCGCAGCGCCACAAAGTCAACCCGCCAATGTTGGTAGAACAGCAGCAGTGCCGACACAGCCGACAGGAACTAGACCGACCACATCGCAAAGCCGATTCCGCACTGCAATGTCGAATCTTTGGGAAGACATCAAAGCGACCAATCAACGGCGTCCGGTGAAGCATGATATGTCGCAACTAGCCGACGCAATGATTGACACGATTCCGGCCAATAAAGGGCGCGAGGCTGGTCGCGAATTGCGCGTTCTTACGCAGGACAAACGCAGCGGCAAACTGGTCGATAATTCGCTCGCTCGTAAAGCCGCCGTGTTCGTCATTCAAGCCAAAGGCAATCGTGCAAAGCTCGACACGGATTTGGCCAAGGTCGAAGGAAATCCCGACGCCGAAGCTGCCATTCGTTACGCACAAGAGAATTGGGATGACCTGCAACCGTTGGCGCAACGCACACGATTGTTGCTGGACGAACAAATGTCATACGAAGGTTCCAATGGAATAGACGTGGCGTATGAGAATCATTATGTGCCCCAACGCCACGAAAATATCCTGACTGATCGCGGCGTCTTGTTCGGTGAAGTTGGCGGGCGACCTGGCAGCACTGGATTCAAAAAGGCAAAAGTGTTTCCAGATTACGCCAGCGCCATCGAAGCCGGGTACAAGCCAAAGAATCTCGACATCGCAGACCTTGTTGAACACCGTGTTCGCACCGGCCAACGGCTCGTGAATCGCAAGTTGTGGGCTGAAGGATTCAAGGGCATTGCCGATCCATATTCAGGTGATCCGATAATGACGGACATGGTGGCTCGAAAGATTCCGCGTCCAGACGGCACCGTGGATACGCAATTCTCAGCACCTCAAGGTTATGTTCCGAAGGAAATCATTCCCGGCGTCCGCATCGCCGTGCGCCAAGGATACTCGCATTTGTTCAATGCGCTCACTGGCACGAGCCAACTCCGAGAGTCCGGTATTGGTCGAGCTGGAATGGCGAGTGCAGGCTGGTTGAAGCACCGATTGCTTTTGCTCGATAGTTTCCATGCCAGTCGAACCATGCAGACCAGCTTGGCCGCTCGCGGAAGTTTCTCTTATGACAAAGGATTGAGCCTGTTGGAACTGTCCGACCGAGCTTTGACGGATGCGGTGGACAGAAACCTTATCACGCCTGAGATGGTGTCATGGGTTCGAGAGCCACAAGCCTTGGAAGTGAACGGGAAAACGGTACAGATGACGCCGCGTGAACTGGCGCAGCTTGGGCAACGCAACGGATTGAACGTCGGTCGATTCGCCGACGCGCTCTACACCGAAGCAAAAGGTCTGTTGGGCACTGGCCGATTCACGAAATGGCTGTTCGAGAAACTGACTCGAGGGGCGATGGTCGAGACGTTCTTGACTGAGTTTGAGCGCGTGGCTAAGTCCAATCCGAACCTGAACGAAACTCAAGTTGCGCGGCAAGTGGCGCGAGACATCAACGTGTTGTTCGGAAATCTTCAACGCCAGAGCATCATCAAAAATCCGGCGATACGCGATTTGATGCAGATGGCGTTTCTGGCTCCGCAATGGGTTGAATCGCTGGCCCGGCGCGAACTCCGCGCTGTTGGTCAAGCCGGAAAAACCGTTGCCGATGTTGCAGTCGGTAAAGGATTGCACGTTGGCACCGTGGCCAAGACAGTCGGCACCGGACTCGCCGCTTACGTGGCACTTACGCAACTGCTCAATTACTTGTCTCGCGGCCATTCGACGCTGGACAATGAGGAAGGCAATCACAAGCTCGACGCCTTCATTCCTGATCCGACTGGCCAGAGTCAAGGCTTTTGGTTCTCGCCGTTATCAGTGTTTGGTGAAATAACGCACGATCTGATTCGTTATTCGCACACCGAACCGACCGCAGGCGATGTTGTAGAGCGAATCGTTTCCAACAAACTCGGTCCGGTGGGTCGCGCTCTCGAAATACTGAGAACAGGTGAGGATGCTATCGGAACGAAACTTCCGACCACATGGGATCGCGCTCAGGAAGCAGGTCTGCAACTTGTTCCCGCGCCCATCGGCGTCCAGCCTGCCGCACGAGCACTCGGCAAAGAACTTGGAGTTCCTGGCATGAGAGAACCGCGTCCAGGCGAACTCGTTCGGCAAGGCGCTGGATCGTTGGGATTCAAAATTGAGCCTTATAAGACGAATGAAGAACGGGTAAAACGTGCTCGCGAAATCAACACTTACATTGAATACTGGATCAAGCGTGCTCGCCAGATGCCGATAAACGACCGTCGCCGATACATTGAAACCGAAATGCAACGGCTTAAGATGTCGCCCGCTGAACGGAATAAAACGAAACGCGAGATTGGCGAATCTGGAGTTTACAAATACAAATGACCTATGCCATCGGTCTCTAAAAAACAAGCTGGCCTGATGAGAATATGCGCTTACGCGCCGTCGAAGGCGTATAAGAAATGCCCGCCGCGCAACGTCTCGAAGGAATTCGCCCGCGCTGACGCGGCTCGCGCAAAGCGTAACAGCAAATACTGATGATCGCCCTGCAAGCCACTGAACTGTTTCGTCAGGATGAGGCGCTGTCCCGCACTTGGCGCGATGAAGTCCGCAAGCGAACCTTCCACGAAGCCGCTGTTTTTTCGCTGGCGAAGATGGCGATGGACGGCGCGAACGCCGATCAACTGGCTGGCGCGAAGAAGTTCCTGCAAATCTTTATGAATTGCGCCGAGCCGGTCGAAGCGATAAGCGTTGCGAGTCCGCCGCGCCTCGATTACGACGTTGAACGCAAGATCGCCGAACGCAACATGAAGAAAGATTGACCTATGCCCGTCGCCGCCGCACCTCCCGCACCCGTCGCCGCCGCACCCGCTCCTGCGCCAGCGATAGCACCAGTCACGCCAGCACCGAAGCCAGCCCCGCAAGCACCCGCTCCGAGGCCCGCGCCAGTCCCTGCGCCCGGTCGCGCCGGAGAGCGCAGCAACTTCTTCGAGGACGAGGACGCTTTACCTGCCGCCGTGGACGCAGACCCGACGCCCGCGCCGGAGAAGAAAGACGACGATGACGCACCTCTCAAAGACGACGCACCGCCTGCGAAAGCCGACGACAAGGAACCTGCCGCGCCCAAGCCCGGCGACGACCCGCCCGAGCCGGTGTTCCGAACGAATCGCGAACTCAAGAAGGCGTATGAATCGACGAAAAAGGAGAACAAGCAACTTACTGCGCGCGCTCAGGAGCTTGAAGCTCGAATCGCTGAGCTTGATGGAATTGCTTCAACTGCTAAATCGGATACTGGACCTCTCGCTGAACAACTCGCCGCCGCAAACAAGCGCATCGAAGAATACGAAGGTCGATTGCGTCTCAAGGCGTACGAGGAAAGCGACGAGTTCAAGACGAAGCATCTCGCTCCATTCAAGCGCACGGAAGCACGCGCTTTCAATGATGTGCGCCAGTTGGAATACATCGAAGGCGTTGACGAAGACACTCAGCAACCGCGCACGCGCCCGGCGACCGTCGAGGACTTCATAGAAATCTACAATCTTCCAGCGGGCAAAGCGTACGGCGCGGCTAAGCGAGCCTTCGGTGATTCCTTTCAACTCGTGATGAACCATTATCACGACCTACATCGCCAGCAGGAGGACATGAAGGAGGCCATCGCCGAGTATCGCAACCGTGGCGCGGAGGAAGAAAAGAAGACACAAGCCCACACCGCGCAGGAACGCGAAGCCGCCGACCGTATGTGGCGCATCGCAAACCAAGAGACGCAGGCGAAATACTACCGCGACTTGGGCATTGACCCGGACGACGCGGAGATGAAAGAGACGCTGGCCAAGGGTTATGGTCCGGTTCAGAAGCTATTTTCTGGCAACGGCAACATGACGCTCGCGGAGAAGGTTGGATTACAAGCAAGCGTGCTGCACCGGGCCGCGCTATTCGGCGTCACGCGAAAACAACTGCTCGCGGCAAAGGCCGAACTCGCCGCCGCTCTAAAAGATGTCGAGGAATTGCGCGGTAGCAAGCCGGGTAAGCCGAAGCCGAAGTCAGATGCTGTGCCTGTGGGCGACTACAAAGACCTCGCTGAAGAAATGGCCGCGTATCCGATGGAGGGTTGATTATGCCAGAAGGAATTAAGTTAGAAGGAATTGGCTGGGGCAATTCACGAAATTCCGTTCGCGCCGATACTGACAAACTCGTCATCGAACTGGAAACTTTCGACTTTGGCATGAGCGACGCGCATCAAAATTTGGCTAAATGGCGTGCGTTAAAAGCCGCAACTCGCGCTATAAACGAAGTGGAACGCATGTCTAAAGAAGAAGTTGATCGCGAGTGGAAATCTGTCATAGAAGAGTCCAAACGCTATCACTGGAGTATCGTTTCAAACCCGATGGAGGGTTAGCGCGTGCTTTGTGTTGCGCTACCATTTTGCGCCAAAGACGCCGTCTCGATGCTCGACACGCTGAAGTGGATGGGCGCATTGCATGGCTCGATTGACTTCAACGCTGTTTTGGTTTTCCCATCCTCTTTGCAACACAGGTTTGTTGAAGCGATTGATAATATCGCCCGTGTTGTATTTGCTCACGTCGAAAAGTTTTCGTATCCATGTCCAGCGAATTCAGGGTGGCCCCTTGGTCCAAATCTCGCATGGCAATCGACAGCGCGGCGCATGTTGGCTGGTGCGTCGTCGTGGTTATGGCTTGAAGCCGACGCAATACCTCTGAAATCTGATTGGTTGAAACAACTTGACGTAGCTTACGCGCAGTGCGGCAAAGCATTCATGGGGGCTATCGTTCCGCACATGGGGCATTGCAACGGAGTCGCCATTTACCCGCCTGATACCGCGAGTCGTTGCCCAAAAGCGATGGTTGCGACCAATCAAGCATGGGATTACGTGATGCGCGACGAGATGATTGCGGATTGTCACGATGCTAGCGACCTGATTTTTCATTTCTGGGGTTTGATTAATGATCGGCCACACGCCACAACAGGCAACCCGCCGCATTTCAAATCAATCGCAGATGTTAAGCGTTGGATACCCGATAGCACCGTCCTGATGCACCGATGCAAAGATGGCAGTTTGATAAAGCGCCTCAATGAAAGTCTCAATCTTGATCGTAAGTTGGATGCAAGACCTACCGTGGCTTGAGTATTGTCTGCGAAGCATAACCAAGTTCGCGACCGGCTTCCACGAGACCGTCGTCCTTGTACCGGAGCAGGAAGTCAACGGATTCCGATATTTGGCACTGCCAGCCGGATGTCATTTAGCGACCTACGCGCGCGACTCAGACAAAGCCAAATGGCACCTGCACCATCAGGTAATGAAGTGCCATGCCGACCTGTGGTGTAAGGGATCGGACTTTGTGTTGCACACCGATAGCGATTGTGTGTTTAGCAAACCAGTCGCGCCCGAAGATTACTTCGTGGATGGTAAGCCGGTGATGTTAATGGAGTCTTATGCGCGGCTGACCAACAACCCGTGGCAGGTGCCGACGCAGAACACACTGAAGCGACTCATTTCACATGAGTTCATGCGCCGCCATCCGCAGGTCAATCCCATCGCGGTTTACCCAGGACTGCGAGAGCGCATCAGAGAACTGCACAGCCAATCGTTTGACGATTATGTGCTGTCGAGAAAAGCCGACTTCCCGTGGGGATTCAGCGAGCACAATGTTATCGGCGCTTATGCGTGGTTCGAGCACCACGACGCCTATCATTGGATTGATGTGGCGAAGGATCCACGCCCGGCAGACAAGTTGATTCAGTTCTGGTCGCACAGTCCAATCGACAAGCCGCAGAGCACGCCATTCGGCTTGAACCTTACACCGCGAAAGGTGTTCAGCGAACTTGGCCTATGAACACGGTCGCACCTCTCACGCACCGGGACATGCTTGGCTATTGGCTAAACGAGCGCGGTTTGCTCGGCGAGTTTGTTGAGGTTGGATCTGCCGAAGGGCGGTTTGCCGCCAAGATTCTGAGCACATGGAAAGGTCGCCGATTGTATCTGGTGGACCCTTGGGCGCGGCAAGACCCATCAGACTATCTTGAAGCGACCAATCAAAACGCTCCGTTCGATGATTGGTACGAGCAATGCAGGCAATTGGCCGAACAGGATTCCAGGGCAACTTTGGTTCGCATGTTGTCGCTGACTGCGGCAAAGCAGTTCAGCAATCGTCAATTGGACGGCGTTTATCTGGATGGCGCACACGATTATCGGAATGTGTTATCGGACCTCGACGCGTGGACTGCAAAAATCCGACCAGGAGGATTGATCGGCGGGCACGATTTCAAGAACGACCATGAAGGCGGGGCTTGTTGCGATGTGGATACTGCGGTTTTGAGATGGTGCCAAGAGCGCAATATCACGTTCACCGTGACGCCGTGCTCGTCCTGGTTCTACATAAAATGATTAAGCTGATCCAAGACGCAGAGAGCTACACGCTCGCCGTGCTGCCAAACGACAGCCACATGAGCACATGGGTTGAGCAGGCAAAGACAATCGTCACCGACCAGACGGTGCCTTTGCACATCCTGCCATTGTTCAACGAGGGCGACACCGTGGTTGATGTCGGCGCGAACATCGGCACGCACACGGTTTCCTACGCCAAGAAGGTCGGGGGATCGGGCCGGGTGTTGGCGTTCGAGCCATACTTGCCGTCGTTTGTTTGTCTCGCCGTAAACTGCCGCGACCTGCCGCAAGTTGAGTTGCACAACTGCGCCCTTGGCAATGCTTACATGACGGTTGCGCTACGCACTCCAACTGACACAAACATGGGGACTGTGTGCGTTGAAAAAGATCGTCCAGGGAACACGCTCATGCGCCGATTGGACGACATTGCGCTGGCCTCGTGCCGATTCATCAAAATTGACGCTGAAGGATGCGAGCCGGATGTGATTCGCGGCGCGTTGGATACGATTGCAAAGTTCAAGCCAACTCTGTTCGTCGAACTCAACGACAGCGCCCTACGTCATTATGGTTACACGAAGGCAACGGTGCTGGACCTCTTAGAGAGTGTCGGATACGAAATGCAGTTCGTGGATGCGCGGCACACGCTCAAGGAAAGCCAGCTTGACGTAATTATGCGACCAAAGCGGTGATTGCCGTATCGTCGTTTCGGGCTTTCTCGGAAGCATCTCAAATCGCGTTCAACCAGATGCGCGCCTTTCAGTCGTGGCTTCCTGTGTTTGATCGCGTGTTTTACTTCGGAGCACCGGAACGTCGTCTAAGTTCTCCCAAGACCGTGTTTGTGGCCTCACCGGATTTCCCTTCCATCAAATTGCTCATGCAGATGGCCGCTATCGTTTCCGAACCTGCCTGCATCATTAACGCCGACATCGTGCTTGATCCAAAGGCCCACACCGCATTTTACAACACGATGCGCCGATACCAAGCCGCTACTTCGTTTCGTTTGGAATTTAACAGCGACACGCGCCAAGCCCGCAGGGTTGACAATGGACTCGATGCGTTCATCGCGCATCCCGCCGTGTGGCAGCGTTGCTGGCCAATCGTTCCGAACCATTTTCGCATCGGCCACCCTTGCTGGGATAGCTGGCTCAATGCGTGGTTGCGCGACCAACTTGGCGTCGGTTACGCAGACCTGAGCGCGCAAAAACTCGTGTTCCATCCGAACCACAAATTCAGAGAAAAACGCACGCACGCCCCACTCCAGCCTTGATTTTCCCGCGCGGTTTTGTTTCAATCGAGGCATCGCAAGAAGCTGCTACATCTACTGTTTGAGAGACCCGAGACCGGGCGATACTCACGTATATATCGGTAAGGCGGATAACCCTTACACGCGCGTCAATGAGCATCGCTATTCCATACAGTTCGAGCAGACTCATAAAGCGAATTGGTGGCGACAGCTTATTGATCTCGGACTCGAACCAGTGTTGGAGGTGATCCAAGAAGTTCCATTTGATGAATGGGAACAGTGGGAGCGCACCTACATTCATTGGTACCGAGTTCTGGGCTGGCAGGTCGTTAACATCGCCAATGGCGGCGATGGCGGTGCCATTGAGATGACTCCTGAGATACGTGCTAAAATCTCAGCCGCCAATCGCGGTAAGCCAAAGTCGGAGGCTTACAAACAATACTTGCGCGACAAGTACGCAAAGTTTGGACATCCAAATAAAGGCAAGCATTTATCGCCTGAGACGAAAGCCGCATTGAGTCTTGCGTTGAAGGGCCGAAAGAAATCAGAAGAAACTCGCGCCAAGATGAGCGCGTCCGGCGGCAAACATCTCAAAGGGAAAAAGCAATCGGCAGATCACATTGCCAAGTGTCGCGCTGCCAAGTTGGGGAAGAAATTTACCGCCGAGCACAGCGCAAAAATCGGCGCGGCTCTCAGAGGAAAGCCGAAATCTGATGAGGCTCGACGCAAAATGAGTATCGCTGCCAAGGCTCGGTGCGAAAGGCAACGGTTGACTTCACTTCAAAACAGTGCTTCCTTAACCCCGTCGCTGGTTCAACCAGCTTCAAACCCGACCTAGCAGTTCTCCCGGTCGGTGAGACGGACGGAACGCTGAGACACTTCCAAGCCTGCGGTTTTCTTAACCGCTAAACCAGCGAACGCTGGTGGAGACGGCATCCCAAGTTAGCAAATCTGCGTGATTCTAGTTTGTAGTTTAGTTTGAGAATCATGCGTAACTACTTGATATACAATGCCTTGGCAATGTTCAGCTTTTTTTGATTACTTATTCGACAGAACTCCCCATTGGGACGCCCGCGTGGAACGTGATTGGTGGCCTATCGACGACGCGTGGGTCGGCCAAGTGGAGATGATGCAGTGGGAACCGCGT